AGGTGGTGACCCCCGACGAGGCCGCCGACAGGGGACCCCAGCCGCCGGCGTTGCGGGCCCGCACCTGGAAGGTGTAGGTCGTCGCGGCGGACAGCCCGGAGTGCACGAGCGGCTTCGAGGTGGCACGGTGCCGGGAGTGCTCGACGCCGGAGAGGAACGCCACCGACTCGTACTCGGTGAACGGCGAACCCGAACCGGGGGCGGTCCAGTTGACCGTGACGAGCAGGGTGCCACCGACACCGGTGACCGACGTCGGGGCGGCCGGGACGGCCGGGAGCGCCGAGTTCGTGATCGACGCCGTGACCTTGAGGGTGACCTCCCAGGAGTTCGGGTCGTCGTTGCCGCCACCACCGCTGGTGACCGTGGCCGACGCCAGGAACGTGCGCACGTTGCCGGCGGGCGACGTGATGCGGAACTGGGCGATGGAGGCCGGGCCGACAGCGTTGGCGACGACCTCGACGGCGGCCTGACCGGGGTTGCGGGTGTTCGCGACGGCGTCGTCCTCGAGGTAGAGGCCGGTGAGGGTGAACTCGTCGCCCCGGCTGGCCTTCATGTGGGCCATGCGGCCGTTGTCGTCGAAGTCGGTGGTGTCGGCGTCGTTCGCGGCCGGCGAGTGCGACCACTGGTTGATGCCGCCGATGGGCGTCCACGACGGCACCGCGATGCTGCCGGTGTTGATGTCGAAGTCGAAGCCTCGGGCGAGGACTTTCGTGATGGCCATGGGGGGGGGCTCCTACGGGCGGTGGGTGGTTGGGTTGTGGACCTGGAAGACGAAGTCGAGCGACCACTCGGGGCGGCCGACGGCGTCGAGACCGAGCGAGATCGGGGCGGACTGCTCGGCGGTCGTGCCGATCACCCGGGTCTCGTCGACGCCGGCCGGGTCCAGGACGGTGCGGTCGAGGCACTGCAGGGTCGAGTAGATGTCCTCGGCGAGCTCGTACCCGGCGCGCTGGGTGCCCTTGGCTGACCGGACGATCACCTGCACGGTGGGTGTGTCGGACGGGTCGAGGGTCGGCTGCTCTTGCCCGCCGGTGGGGTTGACCATGACGGCGAGGTCGGGGACGTCAGGCATCCACCCGACGAAGCAGTTGCCGCCCGTGCCCGACTCGGAGAACTTGACCGGTGTCAGGGTGGTGTCGAGGTGCTTGGCGACGGCGACGGCGAGCATCAGAGGACCCGCCGAGCCTTGGCGGAGGCGACGAACGTGCGCCGGCCTCGTTCGGTGAGCGTGCGAGACAGCCACTTCGCTCGACCCTTGCCCTTGTGGCGGAGCCGGGTGTCTTCGTGCTGGCGCACCGCGTACGGGGTGTCGTAGGCGACGACCGCGACGAGGTTGTCGCGGTCGATGGCCGAGAACCCGGAGCCTTCGAGGGTGCCCTCTTCGAGGGGCACGGTGCGGTTCGCTTCGGTGAGCAGCGCCTCGGCGGTGTCGTCGAGGATGAGGGCGGCGTGGGCGCGCAACTGTGCGCCGGCGGGCCGGAACCGGAGCGAGGTGGCCCTACCCACCGAGGACCACCTCCCGGAACGCTGGACGGGTGAGCCCTTCGGGGGTGGCGACCTCGAGGACCTCGTAGTCGCGGTCGTCGAGGGTGACCCGGTCACCGACATGGACGACGGTCTCGGGGCGCACGAGGAGCGACCCGACAGAGATCACGTCGACTCCGGTGGTGGTGCGAATCGCCCGGCGGCGGGCGTCGAACCGGCCGCGGATCGTGCGCTCGGGCCCGTAGACGGGGCCACCGGTGCCGGAGTCGCCGAGGTACTCGGCCACCGTGGGGCGGGCGGTGAGGAGCTGGGTGGGGATCTTCACAGGGTCGCCTCCCAGTGGTCAGCGTCGAGGAGGTCGGCGGCGAAGGACAGGAGCCCGGCGCCGGCGAGGATGCGGGCGGCGCGGGGGGCGACGGTCGGCGGGAGAGCAGAGATGGAGAGCTGGCCGACGGAGACCTGGCGGCCGGCGAGCCCAGCGACGTCGTGCTCTTCGCCGACCTCGAGCCAGAACTCGACCTGGGCGCAGGTGGCGGAGGTGAGGGCCTCGGCGGTCTCGGGATCGAGTGGGGTCCCGGCGGAGTCGACGCGGAACGGGGCGCGCACTGCGGAGTCGACGACTTCGGTGGCGCGGGCGAGGAGCCGGGCGGGGTCTTCGACGTCGACGGGTACCCAGGCGTACAGGTCGTCGGGCGTGGCGTAGGACACGGCCATCGCTTACCGTCCCTTCCCGTGCCGGATGATCTGGGTGTCGTTGTCGAGGTCCTCGCCGGCGGCGGCGGGGACGGGTGGAGCGTCGACGATCTGCTCCGGGTGAGGGATCTGCTCGTCGACGAGTACGTCGGCCCCGACGTCCGGGAGGCGATCGCTCGCATCGATGCCCTGTTGGGGCGCTGACGGGGCGAAGCGGTCGATCAGGGCGGCCCTGGTGAGCTTGCGGGCCTCGTTCTCGTCGGCGCCGTGGGCCACCGCGAAGGCGACCCACTTGGCCTTCGATGCGCTGCGGTCAGGGGCACCCGTGGTCGACGCGGGGGGAACGTCGTCCACGGGTGCAGCCCCGACCTTGTAGCCGGCCCGCTTGAAGTAGCCGATCGCCACAGGGTCGGCGGTGGTGGCCGTCCCGTCCTTGAACGAGACGCCCACCACCTCTCCTGTGAAGTCGGCCACGGGGGCCGTCACCGTGACCACGATGTGGTCTCAGCGCACCTTGATGCGACGGAGGACCGCGGCGGCCTTCGTGGCCTTGAGGGCCACGGCGACCGGGCCCATCTCGACCTCGCCGGTCTTCACGGCACCGGCGGTGGTGAAGTCGGGGAGCCACTGGCGGACGAGCTGGCCGATGGTCGACACGGCGTGGAAGCCGTCCATGCCGATCCGCACGGCGTACAGGTCCGAGAACCCGCCGGTGTTGGCCGACTCGACGGAGGTGACCGTCGGGGACGTGCCGCCGGTGAGGGCGTTGGTGCCGAGGGTCACCGACACGTCGGCCCGGGCGAGCGCACCGTTGAAGGTGATCGTGTACGGGCCCGAGCCGGTCACCGTGACGTTGCCCGCACCGACGTTCGACATCGCCTCGAGGGCGGTGTCGACGGCGGAACCGGCGGCGTTGTAGGCGATGGTCCCGGACTCGACGGGGGCGTCGGTGCCGACGGCCACGAGCAGGGTGAACGTGCCGCCGGTCGGCGTGCCGGTGACGGTCACGACGAAGGTGGCGTTGTCCGGGTCGTACACCGGCACGACCCGGGTGTTCGTCCCGGCCTTGGCGCCGGCGTCGATGAGGATGGCATTGCCGACGCGCTGACGGGTGACCGGGTTGCCGAAGTCGTCGAGCAGTCCGGCCTCGGGGGCCTCGACGTACGCGTTCGACCGGCGGGCGATGGCCCGGATCTTGTTGCACACCAGGTCGTTGCTGATGAGCAGCGTCGGGGGGCCGTCGAGGACGCTGAAGAGCTCGTCGATGACGTCGTAGCCCTTCTGCGCGACGCCGGCGGCGTCGAGGTCGGTCCAGTCGATGTTGCGGGACCCGTTGGCGTTGACCTCGGTGCCCGAGCCGGTGAGGGCCTTGTTGAGCCCGTCGAAGCCGTTGGCGTCCACGGCGACGTCGCCGTTGATGACCTCGTCCTGGAACTTGGTCTGGGTGGCCTTGATGACCTGGGCCATCTGGAACGCGGTCTCGCGGGCCTGGCCGATGTCGTTGAGGACCCGGTCGACCTGGAACGACCCGCCGAGGGGCTTCAGGTCGACGGTGTAGCGGGCCTTGGTGACCTCGGTCGGGGTGTACTCGTTGTTGATCGCCCGGAACGCGGCGGAGCGCTGGGTGATCTGGCGGGTGTAGCCGTAGGTCAGCGTGGAGCCGCCGCCGGCGGGGGACACGACGTCGTCGAAGATGAGGGCGTCGAGGAGGGCGGACGACTTGCGGAACTCGTCGATGACCATGACGTCGACGTCATCGGTCGTGTTGAGCTTCGCCTGGGCGAGGGAAACGGGCACTGGGGCCTCCGTGGTGAGAAAGGGTTGGGGTGGTGTTCGTGCTGCCCGTTTCCAGCCCGTCGGCTCCCGTGATTTCCGTCCCGTCGGACGTGCCTGGTGTGGCTCAGGCGGCGCCGAGGCGCGCCGTGATGGCGTCCTCGAGGTTCTTGGGTGGGGACTTCCCGTCGCCGGCCCCGTTGAAGTCGCCCCCGGAGCGACCCTTGCCGCTGGCGGGGGTGGCCTTCAGGAACGGGTTGGCGTCGAGGGTGGCCTTGACG